CTTCTCCCAAACCAAGGTATGTGAGAAGACCAGCTACATCCTTTCCACTCAAATTAGTCAGCGTATTGTCCAGCGGTTGTTTACCTGCCAGCGCATTAAGCATTGTCGTGGCAAAGTTCGGGTCATTCCCCAGCGCTGCCGCCAGTTCGTTCAGTGTATCCAGTGCCGCAGGTGCAGAACCCACCATTGCCGCAATCGCCGATTTCACAAATGCCGTGGTGGCAATCTGTGTATTGTTGACCGACTGTGCCGCCGTGGGGGCTGTTGGCGTTCCGGTGAGTGCCGGACTCGACAACGGTGCTTTTAGTGCCAGCGCATTGTTAATGGTGGTACTGAAATTCGGATCATTGTTAATGGCTGCGGCTATTTCTTTCAGCGTGTCCAGCGTGGCTGGCGCACCATTAATAAGGGCCGTCAGTGCCGCCTGTACAAACGCAGTGGTCGCAACCTGCGTGGTATTATTCCCCGCCGCTGGCGTTGGCGCTTTGGGGGTTCCGGTAAATGTCGGGCTGGCTTTTGGCGCGTACTGTGAATGCGGGTCCGGTGCGGCAAGATGTTTTGCCATCTGATCATCCGCGTACACCTTCAGCTCCAGTGCCTTGTCATCCACATACTTGCGAGTTGCCAGCACTACAGCAGGGTCGATTTTCAGGGTGATATTGTCCGTGCTGCTGGTAATCAGCACCATGCGCACGGTCTGAGTGCGCCCGCTACCTTCAGCCAGTTGCGGCTTATAGCTTTCCGGGCAGTTGCCCACGGCAATCAATGCCCCGGACTCATCAAACAAGCCCACTTCACGTATCCACCAACCGCCCTCGTTTTCAGGGATCACCTGTTCGGCAATAATCTGGCTGCTGTTCTGCGGGTCGATATAAAGCATATTCAGCGCAGCCCGGCGTTTCTCATTTACCAGTGCCGTCTGCTTTGCGTCCGGCGTTGGCAATACTCCACCGCCATCGCCCACCGCCATATGGGTAATTTTTAGCGGCACACCGAGCGCGGCGGCGCTGGCAAGTTTCGCCGCGCCAATATCCGTCAGCAGGGTATAAAATTTTGTGCTCATGGATTCACTCTCATTGTGTCAATAACATGGACCGCCCCGCCTTCATGCGCGGTGCCACCGGAAATAATCGTTTCGTTGATATACGGATAGATCGTGATTTCTTCGCCAAGATAGCTGGCGGCTCCCACCCAATGCGGGCCGCTGGTCTGCAGATTGATGGACATGCCGATCATGTGGCGGCTACATGGTTTGGCATCGCTTATCAGTCGCTCAAGTTCCAGATAGGTATCTTCAGTGATGCCCTGGTCCTGCACGCCGATATCCAGGCGAAACGTGCCCGGTGTTTCTCCGGTCTGCCACCACTCAATAATGCGGATCAGGAATCCGAACGGCTCCACCACCCGCCGCACGGCACTGGTGGTCCCTTTATGCTGATGAATATAAAAAGCATCCTTCACCACCTGGCGCTTGACGCTTTCTGTCCAGCCCTCGTCCCAGCGATCCACAGAGAACGCCCAGGCGAGATAAGGCAGGAAACTGACCGGACAGGTTGCCGGATTCCACAAGTCACGAAGCGGCACCTGCAGATCAGAAATCCCGCTGCAGGTTTGCGCCAGTCGGCGCTCCAGTGGTGTTGAACCCGGTGGCAGCAGACTATTCATCCGTTCCTCCGTTGGTTACGCTCCACTGCGTACATGATGCCGCCTGTGTTTTGTTCAGGACCACATCCGCCAGAGGAGAAGCCAGCTCCACACGCTGCACCCCCTCAACATGCAGGGCGGCAAAGATGGCGCTACGGCGAATATCCCGACCAAGACGCGTCTGACTGGCGATGTACTTCTGCAGGCTGGCTTTTGCCGCTGCCATTACCGGCTCTGCTTCCGGTCCAGGATAGAGAAAAATGGTGGCTTCCACGCGATACGGGATGATTTCTGCGCTGCGAACCGTCAGACGGTCAGCCACCGGGCGGACGTTCTCACTGTTCAGAGCTTTTTCCACCACGTCCAGCAGGTCTTTTTCTGCAGTTCCATCGCCTTCGCGGCTAAGGACAGTCAGCACCACCTCTGCAGGTGCCGGGCTGGTTGCACTGGCATCCGCCACCCGACCGTCGGCGCTTCGGGCATGAAATTCATAAGCTGCAGTTGGCCCCGCAACAGAAAGCCCTTCAAAGGCTGCAGGCACACGCAGGCGCAACGCTTCATCGCTTTCCATCACAGCTGCAACCGGCGGCACAGCATCATTATCAGCAGGCGTCACCGTCAGGCGTGTCACGTTGTAGTTGGCAGCGAGCTGGTCAAGATCGCCGCCCATCGCGTAAGCCACCATCACCGCCTGCGCGGCTTCGTTAATGCGCTGGCGCAGAAGCAACTCACGGTAAGCGTTCTCCTGCAACAATTTAGTGGCGGGTTCAGATTCCAGTTCCAGCGTGCGGATCACTGCTTCCTGCTCATCTTTCGGATGAAGCGCCACAAATTCTGCCTTGCGTTCGGCAAGCAGCGTCTCAAAGTCCGGCACATCCACAATCTGCGGTGCAGGCAACTGTGAAAGGTCAATCACTGCCATTCTCTGCTCCTGTTGATACGGAAAGGGACACAGGCACACCGTTATTCCGCCGCCCGGTCAGCTCCACCACCATTGAACCGTCAAAATTGCTGTTGATGGTGATGGAATCCAGCGTCAACCGTGGCTCCCAGCGACTCAGCGCCACATACACTGCCGACATGATCTGCAGGCGTAATGCCGGATTTTGTGGCTGATCTATCAGTGCCGACAGCAGGGAACCATATTCCCGGCGGGCAATACGGCTACCCTGCGGTGTCAGCAGAATGTCCCGCACCGACTGGCGCAGATGATCAATATCAGTAATGACTTTGCCGCTGGTATTGTTCATCCCGCTATAAAGCGTCATACCGGGCCTCCGGTTGTATCGCCGCCTTTCAGGACGCCAGTATGCTGATGCGCATCAACCACGATCCCGTTAGAACTCATCGCTCCGCCGCCCTGGATAACGCCACCATTGATCACCACTTCGCTGTTAATACGCGTGCGGTCAGCCTCCAGTACAAACTCACTGGTTTTCATGGTGATGTTGTCAGCAGCCTCAATGACCATTGATTTGATGCCCCTGACATACCAGCGCCCGGTGGCGGGTTCGTATTCAAACCAGCCACCGTCAGGATGTTCTGTCACGCAGGCGTCCGCCGACGTCGACGGTGGTGCGAACTGATTCGAATAGACAGCGGGCAGCGCAAAGGCGGTTTCCAGATTGCCGCCCAGACTCAGCAGCACCACCTGCTCACCTTCCGATGGTCGCCACCATGTACGGGCATTCCCGGCACGCAGCGTCAGCCAGCTGATCCAGTTGGTTTCAAGCTCGCCCGTTTTCACCCGGCAAAGCCAGTTTTCCCGGTCCACTTCGGTGACTACCCCTGTGCGGATCAGGTTGGTGATAAGGCGCATGATTTCGGTTAATTGTGCGTTCATAGGGAAAGGTTGCCATCAGAGGAAGAAAGGCGGCAGTGCTGCAACTTGTATCAGTGCTGATACAAAGATCACCCCGCCAGCCATTGCAGAATCATGTCGCGGGTCATTGCCTCAACATCATCATTTACACCCAGAAGGCGACGCTCTGCGTAACGCACCTCCGGTCCCTTACGACTGACGCGATCTCGCAGGCCGTAATGGTGAACGCGGGCAATGCGCTGCACCTTGCCTTCAAACTGCACGCTGGCAGAGTCGGTGCTGGCGGCAGTTTTCAGGTATTTTGTGGTGCGCAGCTTTGCAAACATCTGACGTTTGATACGGCCTTTTTTACTGCGTGCTGTTACCCGTCGCGGTTCATAGCTGCTGCCGTCAGGGTTGCGCTGCATCCTGATATTCTGCTGCTGTGTCCGGCGAAGTTCCTGCGCCAGCTGGCGCATCATGCGGCTTCTCGAGGCTGGTTCCAGATTCGCCAGCAAGGCACTCAGCCAGTCGTCCACCTTCTGCAGTTCAGCCACGTTTCACCGTCCACATTTCTTCAGGTGCATCAGGTTCCGCTATAGCTTCAACGCTCGACACACTGCCGTCAGTGCTGACCAGCACACGTTCCGTCAGTTGCAGGTTCAGGCTGATATCACAGACATCGTTGCGCAGAATATCCACCTCAAAGGTGAATAGCTTTTCCCGTAACGCCGGGTTATTGATGGCATCGGGCTGGTTATCCCTCAGCCACAGCAAAACCGGGGCCATCAGCAGATTCTGGTCGCCGCTGAAATCTTCAATCACCGCGTTCAGGGTGTAACGGTACTCCCACGACATGGAGCTGGCCCCCGTGGCAACCAGCGAACCGTTATCCACAAACAGATGCAGTTTGTCCGGGTTATTGCGGACATAAGGCACCGCTTTATTGAGGGCGTGGCGCAGGGATTGTGGTTTGTTCACTGTTTCGCTCCTGACACGCAATAATCATGTCCACTTTGTCTGCACAGACCGCCCAGGCGGCCTCCGTTTCATCCAGCAACGCGTTCAGATCACCGTTAGTGCGCGGCGCTGCCTGATCCAGCCGACACGGCGTCACTCGCGGACAACCACTGACGGTAAGCTGCACCTCCGGTGAGCGTCGGACGTTCCCGCAGCCGGATAATGTCAGCAGGCAAAGGAGTATCAGCCCAGCGGCGTAAATCCTCGTTCTCACGTTTCAGTTCCTCAATCCGATGTTGTCGTTGTCTCAGCAGCGCGCTGGTCTGTTCTGCTTCGGCATAGAGCCGCGCCTGCTCCCGGTTATTGGTTTCAGTCAGAATGGACAGGCTGATAAGCTGGCTGTTGCTCTTTGCCAGTGCCTGGCTTTTGCTCCGCAGCTCGTCTGCCTGCGTGCTGATGGTCTGGCTGGCATCAGCCAGCCGCCACGTCTGCCAGCCCAGCGACGCCAGTAATAACGCCAGCACAACCAGCAGCAACCGGTTCATGCTGCTACCTGTTGCGCCATCTGGTTACGAGTGATCCAGAAGGCAATAACGGTCAGCAGATAAAAGACCAGGGTAATGGCCCACCCCGTCCAGGCGAGACTTACGACAATCAGCAATCGCATAACCCAGCTGATAAATACGTTTTCTTTTCGGGTAATGCTCTTCAGCAAAGATGCCCTCAACTCCTGCCAGAGCGGGCCGTTCTTAATTAACGCAACCAGTGCTACCGGAATTGCCCCCCATGTCAGCAGGCAGGCTACCCAGACACCGGACGCTGCCAGTACCGGAAAAATCCCCTGCGGATACACCATTGCTGCGATTAACAGCGCCATCCATAACATCAGAAACAGTCCGCTGATTAATTTCTTTTTCATTTCAGTTTGCTCCCTGTAAACACCAGGCTATCTCCCGCGCACGGCGGTTATCCAGCCCCTGATTAAACACACCTTTTACATAAACCCAGCGCGGCAACTGTCGGCACGCATCCGCCCAGCGCCGCTGATTGAGCAATTTCACCAGCGTGGAGCTGCAGGCATTGCCCGTCCCCACGTTGAAGGCAAACGACACCGTAGCGTCATACACCTTCTGTGGTGGCTGTTGCTTCACACACCTTTCCAGTGCCCGCTCCACACGCAGCACGTTGGAGATCAGCCCTTCTGCTGCCTGTCGTTCCGTGATTGTTTTGCCGGGAATGACGCCCGATGTATTACCAATGCCGTCGGTCCAGACACCCGCGCTGCACTGATACGGCTGCAGACGACAGCCTTCGTAATCGGCAATCAGTTTCAGCCCCTCCACGGAGGTATGAAGCTGCTGAAAACCCGGCAGCGTGGCAGCAATAGCCAGCACAGCCCCGACAAGGCAGCGTTTAACGATTGATGGATTCATAGTCCTCCCGCGAGATCTGCCCGTCGCGCAGAAGCTGGTAGGCTTTGTGTTTGTAGTACCAGTTGATAGCCAGCATCAGCACACCGATCATCAGGCCGCCCAGCGTTGAGGCATCCTTGATGGACAAATCGCCCAGCCAGGCCAGCACGACGGCGATGCAATACGTGATAAAGGCGCTGATTCGCTCAAGCGTCATAATTCAGTCCCATAGCTGGACGGTCTGCACGGTGGTGGTTGTCGGAATGTCCGGCAGCTCCACCTGCAGCCCGTGAGGTAAAAAGGGGCCGTATTCGGCAAGCCCCGGATTTGCCTTCAGTACCTGCTCCGTGACACCCTGCGTGCGCCCGTAATGACGCCAGCAAAGCGCGTCCACCGTGTCATACTGATGCGCACGCACTTTCATCAGATAAGCTCCACTGTGCAGTGCGGCGCATCCTGCACCCGACTGATGGCCCAGCGGGCGTCACGCCACAAATCACCGCTGGATTCCGCCAGTTCCTCGCCCCGCTTCACACCGGATGCCGTGGCGTCATAGTCCTGGTAACGTTCGTTGAGCATGGCGCGTGCCCAGCAGTAAACCGCGTTGAAATAGTGCTGAATGCGCTCGCTTTTGCCGTCCAGTTGTTCCGCCGGGACTTCTGCCAGCGAGGCATACCCCAGCATCTGCTGGCGTCTGCGAAACTCATACAGCTCTGCGTTGACCTCCGAAATTGCCGACAGCGCAACCTGCTTTAAACGCGGCTGCGTCACCGTGCCGTCAGTGCGCATCACGCTGCGAAACTCCGACAGGTCCACATCAGGCCAGAACGGCGTGTTTCTGATGATTTCCGCCTGTTCCGGTGCCTGTTCTGGCGCAACAAACTTCATGCTGCTTTCTCCTGAAATAGAGGGCGGTGGACGGGATTTTGATGTGGCTGTGCCTTTCGCCACCCCGTGCCGCCCGTGCGCGGGGGCACGTTCTGTCAGCGGCTGTCATTGCGCAGTCTGCGCTCCAGCTGCTGTTTGTCTTTTTTCACGCCACAGCGGGGATCGAGCTGTAACGCATGGTTGAGATGGTTAAGGGCAGAAGCCGGATTGCTTTCACTCAGGACAGCGCCAATCGCTTTATGCAGACGCGCCCGTGACTGGTCCGGCATATCCAGACCGTCTGTCAGCTCCAGCGTCTGCAACAACAGATCGGCATCAAAGCCGGTGGCGGCAAGCATTGCGCTCTGCGCCGCGTCTGCCATTTCCTCTGCCAGCACGGTCTGCACATTGCGGTTACCCAGCGGCATCACCCAGCCATGACGCAGGGCATGACGCCCGATCTCCAGCGCCCCGGCATAATCTCCGGCATCAATGCGCCACAGCATCACGTACATCAGCACGTCATCCTGCTGTGCGCCTCCGGCAGTCAGGACACCCTCTGCCCAGGCGGCGTACTTCGGCAGCAGCTCCACCTTGATTTCCGCTTTTTTGACCGTGGACTGAACGCCCTTGAGACGGCGGCGGTCTTCCGCCAGTTGCAGCAGCATCAGGTCATAGCCCGACGCGTGGCGAACACTGCCGCCCTCGCGGGCGGCCTGTTCAGCCTGAACGCGCAGGCGATGCTGCCGTGCGGGACTCAGGCTCATGGTTTATGCTCCGGCTTCTGCGGCGGCGGCGCTGAAGTCGCCAATCTGGATGTTTTCCACCAGTGCTGCGCAGCGGTAGTCCTCAACCACATAGGCTTCGTTAACGGATTCAAAGTTTTCAATCCGGTCACGTTTCGGGTTGTCGATAACCGAACGGCGGCGGGTGTCCTCCTGCCAGTAAATGGACAGGTTATCCAGACGGGTGATCAGCAGCGCATTCGGCGGGAAGAACGGCGCACGCACGGCCTGCAGACCACCCATGCGTTTCTGACTGATGATCATATCGGCAGCCAGTTTTTCACTGTTTTCCTGCTCTTTGTTGACCAGCGGGAAATACTTGTCAGACAGCAGCTCACGACCGCAAATCACCACCAGATCGTCATCGTCCTGGTAGACCACGTCGATAAGCTCATTGACCGCATCCATCACCACGGCGTCCAGGTTGGCATATTCGCCACCTTTCCCGACTTTCACCGCACCCGGTATGGTTTCACCGCCCGTGGTGGTGCTGCCCATGACGTGATCCGGTGCATCCTCACGGATTTTCTGCAGCCAGCCTTTGTTCACATCCTGCAGCAGCGGGTTTTCGCTACGGTTAGAGGTTTTCGCACGCTTCACTCCGTTAAAGCCAATCATGATGCGGTCCAGTGCCTGACGTTTCACGATGGCGTTACGGATACGCACCTGGAAATCCTGAAACTTCGCCCACAGGTCCAGCTTCGCGTAGGTCAGCACCGTGTCAAAGTTGGTCTGTTCGCATTTGTATTCCACATCGACCATCAGCGTCGGATCGACAGGTTCACGCTCTTTCGCGGTGGTGTCAGTGGTTCCGGCAATGGTGCTGCCAACACCCAGCCCCAGCAGCTGACCGGACTGCTCAGTCACTGGCGTGACGTTAATCAGCGTCAGGAAAGCGGCGGACTGCTGGATCTGGTCTTCCAGCGTCTGCTGCACAGACGGCTCTACAGTGAACTTGCTGGACAGTTCTTCAACTGCCACACCGTTCAGACGTGCCAGTTGCTGCAGGTAAGCGTTAAAAGCAAAGCGGGTATTCTTCTTCATCAGGTTTTGTGCTCCATCAGCAATTGGTCAGAGTGTCAGCGGGGGCGTTACCGCCTGTTGCACGCTGGCGGTAGTCCTGGCGGCTGTCTTCATGACTCAGCTTATTCACCAGTTCGTTAAAGGCGGTTTGCTGCTCCTGCAGAGCAGTCTCCAGCTCAGACAGGCGTTCTTCCTGCTCAGACAGGGATTTTTCGGTGCGTGCGCTCAGGTTCTGCTGCTCAGTGGCGACCAGCTCCACGGCCTTATGCACATCAGAGAACCGGGCGTCATCGGACTGCTCTTTTTTGGTAAACAGCGCCGTGACACGGGCAAACAGGGACGGCTTGTCCTCCTGGATTTCTTCCAGTTCGATCACCGTTTCCTCTGCAGCGGTAAAGAGATTGGCAGGATTCTGCTTGCGGTTTGCCAGCGGGTTATGGGCTGCACTGGCGCTGAATGTCAGCATTTCCGTACCCAGACTGGCAGGGTCATCAGTGGCAGCCAGGCCGACCAGGTAGGCTTTGCCCGTATCAGCGAACTTCGGGCTGACTTCCATAGAGGTGAATAATTTCTGGCCTTTTTTCACCAGTTCCACCAGGGACTCCGTTGGCTCAACGTCGGCATACAGCGCCATCTTGCCTGCCAGCGGACCTTCCGTGATTTCTTCAGCAAACAGCGCCGTCACCTTGCCGTAGCGGTTAAAGGTGCTGTCCGGCAGATAAGACTTGATGTGCTCAAGGTTAATCAGCGCGGTATACACCGCCGGGTTGTAGCTGGCTGCCATCTGTTCCAGCCATTCACGCTGGATTTCGCGTCCGTCGGTGGTGGCACCTTCCACCCCGATGCGAAAACGCTTTGCTTTCACTGTCATGAGCCGTGCTCCGTTAGAAAAAACTTACTGGAGCCTTATGGTTGCGGTGATGGGGGCAGTGAAACAATGCGCGGTATTTGTACCGACAACCACACAAACCGCAGGCGGGGAAAGCCTTCATTCAAGGCTGTAGGTTTGTGCCATGAACACCACACTGACACCCGCAGATCTCGATCCCCGTCGGCAGGCCATGCTGCTGTACTTTCAGGGATACCGCGTAGCCCGCATTGCTGAAATGCTGGGCGAGAAAGTTGCAACCGTTCACAGCTGGAAAAAACGCGACAAGTGGGGTGACTATGGGCCGCTGGATCAGATGCAGCTCACCACCGCCGCACGCTACTGCCAGCTCATTATGAAGGAGCACAAAGAAGGGAAAGATTTAAAAGAGATTGACCTGCTGGCGCGCCAGTCGGAGCGCCACGCGCGGATCGGCAAGTTTAACAATGGCGGCAACGAAGCCGACTTAAACCCTAACGTCGCCAACCGCAACAAAGGCCCGCGCCGTCAGCCGGAAAAGAATGTTTTCACCGATGAGCAGATTGAGAAGCTGGAAGAAATCTTCCATTCCTCCATGTTCAACTACCAGCGCCACTGGTGGGAAGCCGGAAAAGCCAACCGCATCCGCAACCTGCTGAAGTCACGCCAGATCGGCGCGACCTTTTACTTTGCCCGTGAAGCCCTGATTGACGCCCTGCTTACCGGACGTAACCAGATTTTCCTTTCCGCCAGCAAGGCACAGGCCCACGTCTTTAAGCAGTACATCATCGACTTCGCCAAAGAAGTGGAGGTGGAGTTGAAAGGCGATCCGATGGTGCTTCCTAACGGGGCCACGCTTTACTTCCTCGGCACCAATGCCCGCACTGCCCAGAGTTATCACGGCAACCTGTATCTGGATGAATATTTCTGGATACCGAAATTCCAGGAGCTGCGCAAAGTGGCTTCCGGTATGGCTATTCACAAAAAATGGCGACAAACCTATTTTTCCACGCCATCCAGCCTGACTCACAGTGCTTATCCGTTCTGGTCCGGTGCGCTGTTCAATCGTGGGCGCAACAAAGCCGATAAGGTGGACATCGACCTGTCCCACAGCAATCTGGCCCCCGGCCTGCTGTGCGCAGACGGGCAGTACCGCCAGATAGTCACTGTGGAAGATGCGGTGCGCGGCGGCTGTAACCTGTTCGACCTCGACCAGTTGCGCATGGAGTACAGCCCGGACGAATACCAGAACCTACTGATGTGCGAGTTTGTGGACGATCTCGCGTCCGTGTTTCCGCTCAGCGAGCTGCAGGCGTGCATGGTGGACAGTTGGGAAGTCTGGACCGACTTTCATGCTCTGGCCCTGCGCCCGTTTGGCTGGCGCGAAGTGTGGATCGGTTATGACCCGGCAAAAGGTACGCAGAACGGCGACAGCGCCGGATGCGTGGTGGTGGCACCGCCAGCCGTGCCGGGCGGTAAGTTTCGCATTCTTGAGCGTCACCAGTGGCGCGGGATGGACTTCCGCGCCCAGGCTGACGCAATCAAAAAACTGACCGAGCAGTACAACGTGACCTACATCGGCATCGACTCAACCGGCGTTGGTCACGGGGTTTACGAGAACGTGAAAGCGTTCTTTCCTGCCGTCCGGGAGTTTGTCTACAACCCCAACGTTAAAAACGCCCTGGTACTCAAGGCCTACGACATTATCAGCCACCGCCGTCTGGAGTTTGACGCCGGACATACCGACATTGCGCAGTCATTTATGGCAATCCGTCGCGCCACCACCGCCAGTGGCAACCGCCCGACCTATGAAGCCAGCCGCAGCGAAGAAGCCAGCCACGCCGATCTGGCATGGGCAACGATGCACGCACTGTTTAACGAACCGCTGCAGGGCGAATCCGCCAATACCAGCAATATTGTGGAGATTTTTTGATGGGAAAGAGTAAGAAGAACCGAGCTGCGGCGACGAAACAGATCCAGCTTAAAAGTCAAACTACAGCCGAAGCATTCAGCTTCGGCGATCCCGTTCCTGTTCTGGACCGCCGTGAACTGCTGGACTATGTGGAATGCGTACAGATGGACCGTTGGTATGAGCCGCCCGTCAGCTTTGACGGACTGGCGCGCACCTTCCGCGCCGCCGTGCATCACAGTTCCCCGATTGCAGTAAAGTGCAACATTCTGACCAGTACCTATATCCCTCATCCGCTGCTCAGCCAGCAGGCTTTTTCGCGTTTTGTGCAGGACTATCTGGTATTTGGTAACGCCTACCTGGAGAAACGCACGAACCGATTCGGTGAAGTTATCGCCCTTGAGCCTGCCCTGGCAAAATACACCCGACGTGGATTAGACCTGGATACCTACTGGTTTGTGCAATACGGCATGACAACGCAACCGTATCAGTTCACGAAAGGCAGCATTTTTCACCTGATGGAACCGGATATCAACCAGGAGATCTACGGCCTGCCCGGTTATCTTTCTGCCATTCCGTCAGCCCTGCTCAACGAGTCCGCCACGCTGTTCCGTCGAAAGTATTACATTAACGGCAGTCATGCAGGCTTCATCATGTACATGACCGACGCCGCGCAGAACCAGGAGGATGTAAACAACCTCCGTAACGCGATGAAAAGCGCCAAAGGACCAGGTAACTTCCGCAATCTGTTTATGTACTCGCCTAACGGCAAAAAGGACGGACTTCAGATCATCCCATTGTCAGAAGTCGCGGCGAAGGATGAGTTTCTGAATATCAAAAATGTCAGCCGCGATGACATGATGGCAGCGCACCGTGTGCCACCGCAAATGATGGGGATTATGCCGAATAATGTTGGGGGGTTTGGGGATGTGGAGAAGGCAAGCCGTGTATTCGTCCGAAATGAGCTAATGCCACTACAAAAGCGATTACAGGAGATGAATGATTGGCTTGGCAAGGAGGCGATACGGTTTGATACCTACTCGCTAGATATAGCCCCATAATAAGAAAAGCCACCGTTTGGTGGCTTTTCTTCATTTACTCAATAGGTTCAAACTCATCTTGAGGAATCAGCGTCGATTGACAGGCTTGGCTTAGTACCCCTGATAATTTACATAATAACCGATAGTTATGAGGAGCATCATCGCTAATCTTTTCGACCGTTAAAGTGATTGATTTTGGATCATCCAATAACATCTTCTTGATGTCATTACTTAAATACCTAGGGCAGTAACCAACGATTTCAGCTGGTTTATCTGCACGAACGACAACAGCATCCCCATCGTATTCATTTTGAAGATCCAAGCAAAGACGCAAAATTTGCCCCGGTTTCAATTCAGATACACGAGCATTAGCTAAGCTATTCAAGTAACCAAGTCCATGTAAGAAGAAAAAATGCTCAAAGTTACCATCAGAATCAAAATCAATTTTTTTGAAAATCTGCAGCTGATCAGTGCTTCGTAAGCCTCCCGAGCGAGCAAGAATATCGATAGGATTTACCTTATCTTCTTCAAATCCAAGCCATTTAATGAAACTCGGATACTCTGGACGTCTCGGTGATAAAAGGCGATTTTTAAAAAGAGGAAACAATTCTTCCGATACATAAGTTTCACGAACATCACTCATGCCGCTAAACTTTGTAAATTTAGAAGATTTAAGAGCACCTTTGGTATACCTGAAAACATACCCCGATTTGCGCTCTTGCAAGTTACCAACAACATGCCAGTCTCTGGTATCTGGTGCCTGCCATGCGACGTAAACGGAGTTTGTATTAGTCATTCTAGTAACCTTCTGCGATTTTCCATTACCATTAACGTTGCAAATCTACGTGCACTGTCGGATATACACGATGAAGGCACTTGGTTAAACACATCTGTAATGGAATCTTCTGTTAAAACGCTCAACTTACCTAACCAATGGTCGCGAGCGGCAACTCTCCCTTCAACTGCATGTTGAAATGCTTCAACAGTCAGCAAGGGCTTTTTATCAGTTTTTGCTTTGAATAGCTCAGAGCGAGCTTTTCTTACAAAACATGGGATTTGTCGATTTTTATCTTTAGTATTAAGCCGTTCGTTACGCTCATCATCTAACATCTCCCTTCCTAAACTAGCGGCATGATCGTATGTTGGACACAAAAACTGCTCACCAGTTTCATTGTTAAGCATGATTGCCCAATTTTCATGGTGGCGATCTTGATTACTCACAAGTGCATCGAGCATCAAATATCCACAAAATACATCTGCTGCATTTAGCCCGGTTAGATCATATACACTCGGAGGAGGCTTGATAGATTCCCTATCTAAACAACCCAAGACCCTTGTGACAGTGTGTTCTCTGACCCTTACCGGCTTTTCCCCGGCTTGTAAAGGCCCAGGATAATCGAATGTCGAACTGTGAAGCACTTCATTTCCCATTACCATCCGGAAACCAGATGGAATGATATTCTGAGTCACCACACCGAATCGACCATTGTATCGCGCCAAATCATAGCTAGCATGTGGAATGTTAAGCAAATGACATAACTCAGCAGCACACTTTTCAGACCAATGCTCGCCAGTACCTGGCCTAGAGTACTTAAACAACTGCAAATTTACAGTGTCATCGGAGAAATAGAACCAAAACTTCTCTTTGGTTCCTAACTGTTCAAGATCGTTAGCTACGGGGCTAAGCTCTACCAATTGGTATGGCATCTGACATCCCTGTTTAGCGGATTATGAATAAGTTAGGTTCCATTTTATCCAAACATTGTCAAATACCCTAAGATTTATTAGATGATAGAGCGATACTGTATGTATGTCCAGCAATCAAATCAATATATAACTCTTATATGGCTTAACGCGCGCTCGTATCCCCGCCACGCCTGCCCGCTTTATGTAGTGGTTTTCATGCACTTGCATGACATAAACAAAAGCCCGCCATTCCTGGCGGGCCTCAACTAAAACGATCCTCAAACGATCATGCGAATTCATGCGGCATAGACATGCATTGTTGCTTTATCGATCTTTTCTTACTTCAAGTGAGTCCTTATGGCCTCCTGTCCACCTTGCGCTGCGCGTTCCCCCTGCCTCCCTTTGTCATAACTTAGATTTAATCCTCATAAATCAAGAGGTACTACACAAAGTACCAACTCACAACACTCAACAAACAGCCAATAATGAGCATAATACTAACTTGACTACTCCATAAAAAAATACGTAAACTACATTCATCAACAGTATTTCTCTAAAAAAGACGGGGTCACAATTCAATGGCTACTACCAACTGTATTACTGTACTTACTGCTCGTGGTTTAACAGAGATTTTGAACACAGGGGGAAGCCAAGCATGGAGACTTGACGCCAGCCATGCAGCTAAGCACGAATATTTAGTTTGTGTACAAAATTCGAGAAAGGACTGGGGATCACAAGAAGCAAAACATCATCATGCTTTTATGATCGGTCGAATCTCGGGAGTAAGCAGGGCTCCAGAAAACCCTAAACGCTGGATCATAAACATCAATTCTTATGCTGAAATTGACATCCCAGGACAATGGGATGGCAATCGGAATCCCGTTTCTTATCGCAACCTCAAAGACATTGGCATTGAGGCTGACAAGTTGGAATTTAAAGCTCTTCCCAAATTAACCCCGACTAATTCGATTGTCGATCAAGCGGGTGATGAGTACGAAGAAGAAGAAGAAAATGTAGTTAAGCCGTTAACACTTCAGGAGGCAAAAGCAGGGCTAGCCCTATACTTTGGTGTTAATGAAGAAAATATTCAAATAACTATACAAGGTTAAGGCTTTTAAACCGGCATAAGTGGCCATTACTTTTCGTTCGAAGTGGCGCTTCCGGTCTAACAAGCATCTAATAGGATTTTCGTATCTATCACAAATCCCAAAAGGTAATTTGCAGCCCATCATACGTAGCAAAACTAACGTTCGGTTAAATCTGAGCGGAAGTGAAAATAATGGTTACTGTATTTTACCCCATGACTAATGCCCCACTAAACTAGTTGTTCAACGTTGCTGACGTCAGAAGCAAGTTCAGACGCCAGCAACGTTTCTTAATGCAGCCAGCTGTCGTCTTCCCACACTTTCTGCATAATTTTCATCACTTGCTTCCTTTCTTCGTCCAGTTGCAGTCCGGTCAGTTCCACACCGTTAGAGCTACCTTTGCGGATGCGAATTACCGTTTTTGGATATAGGGGGCGCAGATTGCGGTAAAGCTCGTATTCAAGGGCGTCCAGGGTAGACTGGCTAATCTTCTGCTCTTTATCGATCATTATTTCAATGCGCATAAAAAGTCACCTCAACTGATGACATCCATTGAGCGGTTGTATTCATGGGTTCTGATTTTTGCCATGAGTTCATCAGTTAATTCAGAAACCCACTGCAGAGCCAGCCCCTTCTCTTCATCACTACACTCACTAGCCGCTACAAGCTTAAGAAAAAAATCAATGCGCTGGAGCTTCAAAGACTCCAAAAAATAGTCCTGCATCTTTCCTCCTATGACACCAAAGCAATACTGTATACATAACCACTGTTTATATTTACAGTATATAATAATCTTACTGATGTAAAACGTTTTTTTACGTTCATCGGCCTGATATTCCTGGTATTATTAAGAGCACGAATTGTTAACCCGCGTAATTAATACAGGTTCCGCCACTTATCATCTTCCTTCAGACGCTGGTTCCGATAGAAGATACGCAAGCCTGCTCCTGATGGAATACTGCCGCCGCGAAGGAGTAAATCGACCTCTTTCTCGCTGCCATCAAATCCTCTGGACTTCAGTTCATAGACGAGCTGCTGTCGTTGATGGTCTGTAATTCGCTGTTTGTAGTCTCTACGCCGTTTCGGTTTCACCAGACGTAACCTTGCAGCCAGTTCCCGGCGCTCTTTTTTGTTCATACTGTGCAGGTAATCGTGCAACTCCCTGTCATCCATGCGGGTAATATCCGTTCTGGTGTCCCCATCAGCTGATTTATCTTTCTCCTGTTGGTTCAAATTTTCAGCAAGGGGACAGTTATTGCCACGAGTCCGAGTCCAAGGGGCGCAAGCGCCCTGGTCGGCTGCCGCCTCCTGAACGTCAACGGCTTTACGAACCATTTTCCACTTCACTGCATGAGTGCAGATCTTGCCCTCTGCAATGGGTGACCAGATGCCATAAATACGAATACCGTGATCGCCATAGGCGGTCGGCTCTTCATTGATTTCATAAGCGGTTCTGATCAAGTGATATTTGCGAGGAACCAGCACGCCGCCCTGCCTCATAATGTAGGTGGCAAAACAGCCAGCATCAGCAGCAGCCAGGATGGCATCAAGGCGCGGGTTATCCAGTACCGGCGCACCTGCTTTTTTGTCACCCTGCTGCCTTGCCGCCTGACCAGCCAACAACCGCAGTTCACGGTAAGCCTGACGCCCTGGAATACCAAAGAAGCGGAATTGCTGAACACGATGCAGAGACGCCCAGGCATTAACGTATTCAGCGTTATCACGCAGGGATTTACCCGTTTCCTTGCTGATCTCGCCAGCCAGACCACGCCCGTCAATGTTCTTACTGATGTATTTCGCGATGTAGCTTGTTGGCGTACCTTTGCGCGGGTTTATCAGCTCAGACTTAAAGCGTGGTCCTGTGTTATTACCCAGCTCCTCGCGGTCTTCACGAATGGCAAACTTACGCAACAAAGCAGTAATGGCGCGGCGATCTTTTTTGCGCATAAAACACAACAGGTGCCAGTGAACTGTACCGTCATGATGCGGCTCAGCCACCCGCACGCCATACCAGCGCAATCCGGCTTTGTGCATCGCCTTACGAAATGCAGCAAACATGCCGACCAGATAATCACTGCTTTGTCTTACCGTCGCATTTGTCCAGGTCGGGTTGGGCCTGCCGTTATTTAGCGTGGAATGGAAACGTGACGGACAGGTGATGGTGTAGAAAACGGCGCAGTCACCGCGCATTTCCGCGATAAGCTCCAGACCTTTAACACAGGCCATCATCTCATTGCGGCGATGTGCCGGGTTGCTGCTGCTGGCGTTTACCACATCTTCCATATCCAGCGTGTCGCCGTCTTCGTTCACCAGTTCATGAGAACGGAAAAACTCCAGCGACTTACGGCGCTGCTCACGTTTATGCGTCACGGCTTCATAGCTGACATAGGGAGATGCTTTTTTGCTGACCAGGCAGACAGCACGCAACTGCTCTTCCCGCCATTCGCAACGCATCTTCCACAATTTTCGATACCACCAGTCGGCGCAAAGCATACGTGCCAGCGAACCCGGTATGAGTTCATAGGGCACGGGTTTGCGGCGGTTTCTTTTCCGGCGGAGTTGCTCAAACGCAGGCGGGATAACATCCAGTCGCAGGGTTTCCGCTGCCACCTTTTCCCATGTCTTGCGGATTTCTTCTGGCTTAACGTCATCGGTGGCATATAAATCGCCACAAGCGGCATCAAGGCACATGCTCATATGCGCAGCTACCAGGGTGGACAGGCGCTTTACCTGATCCTGACTCATTTCAGGCAGGATCAGCAGGCCCTCAAGCCCTTGATGGCTTGCCATAAAACGGAAAGAAGCGGATAGCTGACTGTCGCGTACACAATCCAGTCGCTCCAGACATGGCTTAATCGTCTCACGCAAATAGCGGGAATAAGCCTTTGGCCTGCCCAGGCTGCTGAAGTATTCGATACGTTGCATCAGCGGCTTGCTGATGTGGGTTGGCTGGGCGCTGACATCTGCCAGAATGACCATGTCCGGGTTAAAAAGCTGCTGCTCATGCGCAAGCTTTGCGCGGCTAATGAGCTTATCCTGCTCCATTTCGCGCTGGACAGGATCACGGGATTCATTAAAGAAATAACGCTCCCAGACCTGCTCACTCAGTGCCTCGCGGCGCAGTTGTTCCTGCTCGTTATCGGCAGCATACAGAGTGATCAGGTTTGAAAGTGCAGACTCCGGCGCAAATTCCGCCGGGTCCAGATAAGGGTTAATGGCCTTTTTCGGGCCGTTCCATGAAAATGATGCAGCGGCCTCGTTAAAGCCGCTAGAGTTGCTCATATCGTCATGACTCATACACGCACCTCGTACACAGCAGAACTATCTACGCCACGCGAAGGATCAAATCCCACCCAGCAGCGCGCCCCGGAAACAGCAATGATTTCTGTTGCAGATTTACTCTCGCCAGCCGACACGCCGATGCTGCGTTTTGCCTTGATGTAGTGGTGAGTGAAATTGCGATACAGCGAACGAATCAGGGATGTGTCACTGTTAGAAACAATGACCGGATGACCTTCAGATGATCGATGTTCAAGAACGGATGCCAGGTGATACTGGTCATCTTCAGTGAAGCCATCAGTGTGATAGCCGGAAAACGTACCGTCATACGGCGGATCGCAATACACCACATCCCCCACCTGCAGCATCGCCAGCGTTTCATCAAAGCTTGCGCAGATAAACGTTGCACGCTGGGCTTTCTCTGCAAATGCGCGAATTTCTTTTTCAGGGAAATACGGATTTTTATAATTACCGTACGGAATGTTGAAATGCCCGCTCTTGTTATAGCGACATAATCCACGGTAACCATGACGATTGAGATACAGGAAATATACCGCTTTCATGAAATCAGTAATTTCAGTGGAGTAATTAAACTCCTGCCTTATGTTGTAATAAGCCACCTCCCTGTTTGCGATCTCAAATAAAACTCTGGCGCGAGATATAAACGATTCACAATCAGCGGCAACCTTTTTATAGAGGTTGATTAAATCAGGATTAATATCCGCAACCAGATAGCTGGGGTAATCCGTCTCCATCATCACAGCACAGGAACCCGCGAAAGGTTCAACCAGTCGCGGGCCAGCAGGAAGGTGTTTTTTCAGTTCGGACATAATGGCGGTTTTATTTCCCGCCCATTTCAGGATGGTGCTCATACAGCACCTCCGTTGTAATGTTTGCCTTTCAGCTCTGCAATTTCCTGGCAGGTAATGCAAAGCTGCACACCCGGAATGGCACGGCGGCGTGCTGGCGGAATTGGCGCTTCACACTCAATGCAAAGCACGCGAGACACGCCCGGTGTTTTGGCACGGGCAGCACGGATATGGCGCTGGCGTTCTTCTTCAACGCGCTGCTGTACGAGATCCATTGCATCAGCCATTAGTGGATCTCCTGCGCTTCGTTCTGGATTGCTTCAGCAGTCACACGCAGCAGTTCTGCCGCTTCCACGTGGTTTAGCTGACGGGATGAGATATGACACGCCAGGCTATCAAGGCGAGCTGCCATTGCTTCAGCCCTTGCCCGGCGTTCTTCCAGACGAGCCTCTGTCAGTAAAATATTAAGCCCAGCATCATCCGGTCCGGTTTTAGTCGTGAGGATTTCAATATTACGCATAATCAATTCTCCTGAATTTAGATAAAGGGATGCTCGGCGGGTTTACGCCATTAATTTCATTAGTTGGTTAATTCGGCATGGTTAGCCGTCTGGGAAATAAGCTCACCACTGCACGAAAATGATTCATTGCTTTAATCAACTCCCGCTTTTCGTCAGTGGTCAGCTCATTGATGCTGATGCTATGACGTTCAGCCGGAATTTTTGCCATAAAGAATATGGCTGCCAGTGCTCGTTTATTTTGTTCGTTATTGATATCCCGTGGATCACGCATATCTTTAATAAACCGCTCAAGCTCTGACTCAATATTCAGGCCAAAAACTTTCGCCCTTAATTCCGCTATGTGATTAAGTCCATTCAGGCGTTCACCGGGGCTTAATGGAACAGTCGCCGCAGCGCCTTCAATAGCCATTTGTTCCCCCGTTTTTTCGTAGATAGTTCTGCCAGCAATTCATCTTGTGAACGGCACGGATGCCAGCGTTTACCATCCTCACCCATGATCCAGCCGTGACCGTAGTGCATTGCCGGGCTTTGTTTTACCAGCAGCGATGCAAATGATGGTTCTTTCGTCAGCATAAGCACCTCACAGCAAACCGAATGAAGCACCGAGGCCAGTCACGGTATCAACTGCACTCGCCATCGCAGGATTAGCCTGTAAACGGGCCTGCAATGAAACAGCAGCCAGCGCCATCAGTCGTGTTACAGAGTTAATGCTGCTGATAGCATCACGACGACCTGCACTGGTTTTTACATCGCCAGATACCGCACCTGCAGCAACACGTCCGATCTCTGCGGTTGCACTCATGACGTAATGTGGCAGTTTCTCTTTTGCTACCTCATTAATCGGTACACATGGCAGACAGTGAATCTGAGCCAGAAAGCCATCTACCAGCGTCGAATCTTCAGTCAGATCGGTAAGCAGCCAAATTTCTGGTGCGGTTAATAAATGAGGTTGAGCAGGGTTCAACTTGTTTCGCAGAATCTGCACATTCATTCCTGCACGTCCTGCCAGCTGCACCAGGTTGTGGCGCAGTGCGAATGCACGACAGGCTTCATCAAAATGTGGATGTTTGGAAACTTGGTAATCAAACATGGTTTTCAATTCCGAACTTATCGCAAAATCGAACTCAGCGTCTTATTGCGAAAATAGACGTCTATTAAGCAGACAAAGCATCAACAGTCAGAGCAGCCAGGTTAATCATTACCTTTTCACGTTTTTTGTCTTTACGAAGACGATGACGAGGTAGTCGGCCATCAGCCAACATGTCGTTAATCGTATCAATAGAAAGGCCAGTCAGTTCGCTATAACGTTCGATTGTGACATGTGGTGTATTCAGAGTAATTGAAATGTTAGGTGTCATAAGGCAACATTCCTTCTAGATATGGCTTGTGGCGAGCCGTTGTTTGTCGTGATTAGTAGTGAAGGCTCCAAAAGAAGACTTCTGGTTCAACTTTAAGATCGCTTTTGGAATCTGTCAACGAATTTTGGATTTCTTTGGAGGATTTGTGGATTTCAATAGCGGCGGTAAGAAAGCCATAGAACGTTTGGTTGAAGCATACGGGTTCGGTACCCGTCAGGCTCTCTGTGATCATTTAGGTGTTTCTAAGAGCACCATGGCAACGCGTTATATGCGTGATATTTTTCCGGCAGATTGGGTAATCCAGTGCGCCCTTGAAACGGGTACCTCGCTTAATTGGCTAACAACAGGGCATGGTTCAAAGCAAGCATCAGCAAATACAAATACTATAGAAGTAGTAAAATATTTATTGTCTGATGGAGCATTGCAGGAAGACGGTTTTTATATTTTTGATAAGGGATTTCTACCCTCTACGTTTAAAAAACCTTTTGTCATCACAGATAACAATTCTGAATTTATTTGTGATAAAGAATTTGATGATATACGTGATGGTAAATGGGTAATAAGTATTGATGGCGAAATAACAATCCGCGACATCACTCGTTTACCCGGTGGAAGAATTTTCGTTGAAGGTGGAAACAGAGCCTTCGAGTGCAAGATAGAAGATGTTGAAATAATTGGAAAAATTATAAGCTTAACAGTTAAGTATGTTAGATAATACCTGGAGGAAACTATGCTTGGTAAGTTTTTTTTTGTGGTTTTATCATGCTCTTTGTTATTAAACCCACTAACTACCTATGCTAAAAATTATCCTTGTTCTGGGAAAAAGGGAGGTGTCTCTCACTGTACCTCTGATGGAAAATTTGTTTGCAATGATGGAACCATCAGTAAATCCAAAAAAACATGCATCAAATAATAAGGAAATATGAATGAGCACAGATATAACTTTCGATATACGTGATGAATATAAAAGAAAAGCCATTGCAGAAAAAATAATAAGTTTGCTAGAGTCTAATATTCCTGTTTCACCTATGGTCATAGATGGGGACTGGGGGACTGGAAAAACAGAGTTTTCAAAAAAGTTAGCATCCTTAATTGAAATAAACTCGACCAATCATAAAGTAGTTTATATAGATGCTTTTACTGAAGATCACAACGATGCTCCCATACTTACAATAATGGCCGCAATTGCAGCTCTATATAATAGCGATGAAAAAAAGGAATTAATATCTAAGGCATTGCCAGCCCTCAGATTCGGACTTAAGACTGTACTCAAAGCTGGTGCTGGTTGGGTATTAAAACAAAATGCGGATGAAATTAATGAGGAATTTGAAGAGGTTATCAAAGACGCTGCAAATTCAGCTATCGATGGAACCATCGAGGCTCTGTTAGAAGATCATATCGAGGCACAAAAGAACGTTCTTGCTCTAAAAGAAGTACTAACCAAATTAGCTGGAGAAAGTAAACTAACAATAATTATAGATGAGTTAGACAGATGTAAGCCTAGTTTTGCCATTTCTATTATTGAAAATATAAAACATGTTTTTGATATAAAAAACATTAACTTTTTATTAATTGCAAACACAACTCAACTAAAAGCATCCATAAATCATATCTATGGCTCTTCTGTAGACTCCAACCGTTATCTTGACAAATTTATAAAATTTACATACAGCCTTCCTGTTACCTTTAAGGAAGATAATTATAATGACACTTTAACTTCCAAAAATCATTGGATGATGCTATGTGAGCAATCTGAAAGGCTGACCGCTGCAGTAGAAGCCAGCGAAGATATTTTCTTACAGTTCATTGAAAGTAGAAAATTATCATTACGTGAGGTTGAAACACTTGCTAGATATGTTGAAATATACCAACTACTATCAGGCGACAAAATTAGCAACAAATATATTTATGGATATTGCTATTACAGGACTCTAGCGATAATAATCTACACTTTTAACCGAGAGTTAGCTCTCAACTTTCTTGAAGATAAAGTTGATGCTCAATCAATCATGAAATTGTTTGGTTTGTCTAAATTTTCATATCAAACAAGTGAATATAATGTAGATAATTATGAATATGCTATATTTGGAATAGTTTACAAATACTTATCTGAAAACTCATCTCTTTTACCTACTGAGGAAAATATAAAAAGACAATGGGCAGAAATGAGTGAATACCATTTTTTAAAAGGTAGTGGCGGTATTGGTGAACCAACAAATATTGTGAAAGATGCTTTAAAAGTTTTTTTACTTCAGTGATATGTATGGCTATACAAATTCATACATTGACACTGGTTATATATGGGTCTTCCCCGATCATGGTGGGAAGGCTCAGAACGCCATATTCAGCTTTCC